TGCCACGATGCTTATCTTCCGAGCCTTGCCCAACGGTGAGATCGGAGCCGGTGTCGCCCAGGAGATAAAGACTGCCCAAGAGGCAGGTATCCCTGTGCTTGAGTTCCCTCAGTTGAAGCCAAGCCGGATGTTGTCCGTCGAAGAAACCCGATGGCACCTTCACGCGGCTGGCCAACGATGAAGTGGTTCCTTGTGATGGTTGTATTCACTGGCGATGCCTGGCTACCCTCTGCCGAGGATGGCTGGTATCCCAGGGAGCAACCTTCACGCAGCGTCTGTGAAGCTCGTGCCAGAACGGCGAACAGACCACCTCGGGCGGCCAACGTCATCTTCGTCTGCCGCCATCAATAATATACGCGGTTGCGTATATTCTATAATTATACGCGGTTGCGTATAGGCCCCTGTCTAATATTAACCATAATGTAAATTAACACTTGCCTTTAGGTGCATGCACGTGTATAAACAACACAGCTGTAAAAAGCCTAACTGTAAAACCATAGGAGCAATACACGATGACAATCGTAAATTTCAACGACATCAATTATCAAATCGCTGGTGCGCAACCGCTGGAAGGTGCTGTGATCATTTCATCTCTGCCTGGGGCTGAACTTGTCACCCTTCATAACCTTTTGAATTCCAACATGGGTGTGAACAAGCGCGTGAAGAAATTCTCAGACAAAAAGACTGCCTTGAAACGAGTTGCCGCGAAGCTGGTTGAGTACGATACTTTTGAAGAATTGACTGACGAGCAGCGCGACAAATTAGCTGCCGATGCTCTTGTTAAGAAGAAAGCTGCCATCGCTCTCTCTCAGAAGAAGTCCGCTGCCAAGGCCAAAGTCAAGAAGGCCAATACACTGGCCAGACGAAGTGGTCATGAACCAAAGAAAGCCCGCAAGCTGCGCGGTATGCATTTTGTCTTCCGACCTGATGTAACCATCCGGACTTGTAAAGGCTCAATCACCAGCCGGACCGACGACACTCGCACTCTGCGACAGCGCGCCGTGGACCTGCTTACTGGAGACGGAGCGACCTTTGCTCAAGTCATTGAAACCGTCAAGAAGTTTGACGACGACCGTGGTAAGCCAACTGACCCTGATACGGTTGATCGCCGTACGTATGAACTTATTCGCTTGTGCCACTACTACTTGGGCTATGGGTTAAAGATGAAGGACGATGTCATCATTGCCTACTCTGACCCTAGTGATGCGCCTGGCAACTAGCTTCCTGACGAGGAAGAGAATGCTCGCTAGGGGGTGATCCTTGTTCGGACACCGGATAGCAGGCACAACCGTCCCCTTGCAACTCTCTTGCGAGAGGGGGACGGTTCCCAATTACTGACACGCTGAGGAGCAACCATGTCAAGAAGAAACTACCCTAAACTGTTGGTCGAAGATTTCGGCAGACACCTCATTACCTCTGGTGATCTGGACCCTGTATATATTGCAGCGCCCAAAGCTATCACTGACCCTCTCCAACTCCGCCGCTGGCTCACTGCCTATGTCTGTTTCTACCACTGTGGTATTGCCAGCCATGCCTCTGAGTATGGTGGTAAGAAGTTCTGGAAAGTTCTCTACACCGCAGCCGAGAACGTAAAGCCTTCTCCCCTGGGCGAACGCTGGCCGCGCGGTTCTGAACGAAGACATTCTCGTGGCAAAGCCGGTATGGAAATGATTGGTCGCCTGATGGCCAAGTACCCCGAGCCGGAAATGTTCTGGGATGCTGTCGCCGATGGACCAATGGATGTTCGCTCGGTTATTGACCGCGCCAAGTCCCACTACTTATTCGGCACCTGGATTGCTTTCAAGATCGCTGACCTGCTGGACGCTGTTCTACATATTCCTGTTATACAGAACGATGTGAACCTGCTGTTGTACGATACTCCGCGGAACTCCATCTTTGAGAACTGGCGTCGTACCTTTGGGCATCCGGACACGGTTAAGCACAAGGACCCAGACCTGCTGGTTGAACAAGCCACCGAGTGGTTGGGTGAGAAGCTGTCCGACCTAACAATTCCTCATAAGGCTGGTGAGAAGCTGGACTTGTTCTGCCTTGAGACCGTCTGGTGTAAACACGCTTCCCATATGCACGGGCATTACCCTCTGAACAACGACCTGGACGAGATACAGCACGACCTTATTGGTTGGGGCGACACGGCCAAGGCGTTCTCTGAAGCGATGCCCAAGAGGGTGGCTCCGTGAAATACCTCGTCCACATATCTCCCACAGGACCAAAGCCATGGTGGTGGATGTTCTGGTGGGGGCGTCCTACCGAGGACAAGTGGACGAACGTAACACTACCATTCAGCTTGGATATACTCGGTGATATAATGACCCACGAGGACCGAGTTGAGATACTGAGTTGGCACTTCAAGCCGTGGTGGGAAGTACAATCTTATATGGAGACGCACGATGACATCTCATAAACTGGACCACTGGATTATAAAGGTTGTGCCGAACAACGACCCTAACGCTGATGGCCGCGTAATCTGTCTGTACGCGAAACCACTACCACCTTGGATTATGTTCGATGACCAAGCCCGTCTTTTCTGGAACCATGAATGCTCTTCGGAACATGTGGTATCAATGGAGCTGTGCTGGTGAGGAAGGAAGACTAATGACTGATTACATATACCAGCTTCAACTTAGGTATTGGAAATTCAGATGGTGGCTTGCCGATCATGTAGCAAAAATGCCTGACAAATTAAGGTATAGCAGAGAGACAAGAAACAAGTGGGATACACCACCAAAGGAAGAATGATGGATGAAATTTGGAAACACACCAAAACAGGCGGATTATATAAAATTCTTGGCCAGTGTGTAATTGAAGAAACTTTGGATGCTGCTGTTAGGTATCAAAATATTCAAGGTGATGGCCCTGAATGGATACGTCCAAAAAGAGAATTTATGGATGGTCGCTTTGAAATAGTTAAGCCACGAAAGGAAGACTGATGAGACACTCTGAAAAGGCACTGTACATAGGGTTCGCTTTAGGTTTCATAGCTGGGACCTTTCTTATGCTTATTGCAGGACTATAATACTATGAAAGTAGCACTTGAGATACGTGGTCGTGAGAAACAGTGGGCTATTACAGCTGACATGTCTCGCGAGCAGATCGCAGCGATGTGGGAAGATGGTGTCGACGTTGGCATTATCATGAACTCTGGTCCTGGTTGGGTAATAGACCTTGGCCTATGGAGACCATGGTGCTTCCTACAAGACCTGTGGAATTTAAAGAACCCCTTCAATGGAGACAACTACTAATGACTGACGTAATTGTAATTGGCGGCGGCCTCTTTGGGCAGATTATAGCCAAGTCTTTGATGAACGATGGCCGCTCGGTCACCGTAATTGACGATGCCCAACCACAAGCTGGTTCCGGCCCTGCTGCCTGCCTTATGAAACCAAGTTGGTTCTCCGGCCTGGGCAAACAGGTCTACACTCCGGCCCTTGAAGAACTGGACCATCTGTATGGAGTGAGTGACATTGTATTCACTGCCGGTAAAGTTCTCCATGCCACGGTCCACTGGATAAGACCCTCCTTGATACTGGGCTACTCCGAACGAACACCACGCATAACTCATATCAATGGAACAGTGAGAAGTGTAAGTCCAGAGCGCCGAATAACCTACCAAGACAAGCAGCGCTTAACAATGCACGAACTGACAGCCGACCTGGTCGTCTGCGCTGGCGGGGTATGGACCGAGCGCCTGTTCCCTCAGTATAAGCAAACTGCCCAGAAGGGTGTGGCCTTCCTACAGCCGAATGCAACGATAGCAACCCCCTCCATTACTCCTTGGGCACCATACCGACAGCTGGTTGCCTTCAACAGGGGCGATGGCCTCTGGGTGAGTGACGGGACTGCCATCAAGGCAGAGAACTGGACACCGGACCGGGAGCTTGCCTCTTGGAAACGGTGCCAAGCCTACCTACCCGACGACGATGCCGCTGCAGGAGGAACGGTGCAGGCCCTATTAGGATTGCGCCCGTATGCAAAAGGGCATAAGCCTTGCCTGTTGGAGCAGCCCAACCCAGGAATATGGGTGGCGTCCGGCGGAGCAAAGAACGGAACGTTGGCCGCTGGTTTCTGCGCCCACGAAATAAGGAGACTGACATCATGATATCCGAGGCAAGTATAAAGAAAGCCATTGAGACCCTTGCAAAGGGCGCGCACCTTCGCGCCTACATCGACGTGCCTTATGAACAAGTGAAGCGCCACCCTGGTGACTCACTGAGAGAGTATGTTGGCTACCGGCTTGGTATGGGTATGGGGGATAAGATGGCCGAGGTCCTACAGACCAGGCTTGAGTTTGAACCGTCACTCAACCGTGTAGACTTTGACAACCGCTACAGCGGAGAGGTCTTTGTCTTCAACCGTGAGCAGTTTGACCAGCTCACTCGCTTCGTTGAATACGTTCAACGCTACGAAGAAGTAATGAAAGTGACACCATAATGCTTGAGACCTGGACCAAGTCATGGACTTACGGAGCCGAACACGAGTGGGGCGACCACGACATCCGGAAGACCCTACCTTTGGGCTTTGCCCGAGACACCCACGACATCACCATTGTCAACAGCAACGGTATAGCCAACGACCCAAAGGGGAAGTTGTATAACTTTGGTGGTGAAATTAACACACCGCCCAGCAATACGATGGAAGAGCAGGTTGACTACCTGACAATCCTCAAGAGTATTCTGCCGGAAGCCACAGTGAACTACCGTTCCAACCTCCACATTCACATCCGAGTACCTGGCTTGGGCGACGATCTCAATCTACTGAAACAGGTGCAATCATACATCCATAACCACATGCGGCTTGCGCTATCGGTTATAGAACCAATACCCAAGCCCATGGAACACCAATACGAGGACGCCTCAGAGTACGCAGGAGCGCAACGGCGCTGGCGGAGGCGTAAAGTTAGCCACCAAACACTACTCACTCCCGAGCGCCTCTCGAGGCAGCTGGAGGCCACTTCTGTTGAGGAGTTCTACCAGTTGGAAGTACCGTGGAGCAAGAAAGGTGTGCCGCAGTGGCATTTCCAACCCCGTTTGTGTGTGAACTTGCGCCAACATCGTGAAACCGACACGGTCGAGTTCCGCCACTTCCCTGGCACCCTGAACGAAGACCAAATGGCTAACGCTCTGCGATGGTGCCACGACTTTATGATCGGTGCGTTGGTAGAGATGCCAATTGAAGATGTACTTGATCGTGGTGGCTTCCGCGTAATGGACATGCCCAAGTTCGAGCCGTACAATCATGCCATGGAATGCAACTACCGCGCCACGGTTCATGATGGAACAATAAAGAAACCTCAGATTGCTGAAAACATTCAGCGCATCCTCCAAGGAGAACAACTATGAAAGTTCTAGTCCTGTGTCATGGGAACGTTAACCGTTCCGCCTTGTGCGCCGCTGTGCTACAACAGCACAGCCACCTTGAAGTTAAGCAGGCAGGAGTGAAGCCTGATCTGCGTCCAGGAGTGGCTGCCAAGAAGATGCGAGATGCAGCCGCTGGCTACGACATTGACTTGAGTGAACACCGTAGTCAGTACATCACCCCCGACCTCTATACTTGGGCCAATGTCATAATTGACATGGACGCTGGCAACCGGAAACGGTTGGAGGCATTCAGAGACCGACACGACTTGCCCAAGAGGAAGATGGTTAACCTAGGAGAGTGGTGTGACCCTATAACTCACCGCGTTGCTGACCCCGCCTTCTTGAAACGGGGCGACCCGAAGATGGACGAGATCGTTCGGCAGATCATCGACGCCAGCATGAGGTTTGGCGCAGCTAATAATTGATAGCGTTACAGCGCAACAAAAGGCAACATTGCTTAAAGGAGCAACCAATGATAATTAATATCCGAGGCACATCCGGCTGTGGCAAGTCCACTCTGGTTCGCCAAATAATGGACCAGTACTGCACCAAGACCCGCGTGATGGAACCAGGACGCAAGCAGCCAATCGGCTACATCCTATCCAATCCCAAGCCGGACAGTGGTATCAACCGTTCGTACTCGTTGGCCGTCATGGGCCACTACGAAACCGCTTGTGGTGGGTGCGACACTATCAATAAACACGACCATGTTCTCGAGTTGGTTCGTTCAGCCGACGATGCAAACATGCACGTTATCTTCGAGGGGCTTCTGCTCTCCGGAGAAGTTCATCGCATGACAGCGTTGCAGGAAGAAGGCCGCCCGTTCATGGTTGTTGGTATGGACAAGGTTCCTATTGAAACCTGTCTTGAGTCAGTCAATGGCCGCCGCCTCGCCCGTGTTGGACCTGAGAAGTTCAAGCCGGTCAAGGAAGCAAATACCATCGCCAAGTTTCGCGGAACGCAGCTGGCTATGAAACGTCTTCATGATGCCGGTGTCAACGTTCACAGTGTTGACCGCAAAGAAGGCTTCCAGGTCGTAATGGAGGCCCTGCAGTAATGTTGAACCTGCCACAATTCTTTGAGACCGCCCGCGAACGTTACGCCATCAAACTGATGCGCGACCAACAGTTCCCAAAGCCGTGGACAGAAGACCCCGCCTTCTTGGGCTACCGTTTCTGTAACGTCTTCCGTGAGGATGACACTACCACCCAGTGGATACGGAGAACTATAACTCCGGCAGGGTATGGTGAAGCCTACGTTGGTGCGATCATTATTGCGCGGTGGTTTAATAGAATTGAAACGTTGGAGAAATTACTTGCCCCTCCACAGGACAGTCATTACTGGCAAGAGAATTTACTTTACTGCTGGAGCCAACCTGGTCATTGGCGCGACTGGACTGACAAAATGCGGAAGCGACTGGTGGATGTAAAGCCACTGGTGACCGGAGCCTATATTATCAAGACGCCCAACGGTAAGAACAAACTGGAAGGTCTGTTGTGGTGCTTCGAGAATATATTGCCCAACAATAAACAGTTGACCAGCATATTCAGAGAGGAAGGTCACACACTTGAAGAGGCAACCAAACTCCTAACCACCTTCCCTTTCTTGGGCCCATTTATGGCCTATGAAATAGTGACCGACCTCAACCAGACTATAATGGCGGATGCACCCGACAAGTACGAGTGGGCCAACCCTGGTCCTGGCTGTACCCGAGGCATAGGCCGCGTGGCCGTTGGCGTTCCTGACTTCTTCAGCCGAGGCAACAAGAAAGACTTGGCGGAGATGTTGCAGTTGATGCAAGAAATTCTCTTGAACAGCCACGATGATGACCTGTGGCCAGCCGAGTGGCCGGAGTGGGACATGCGTACCGTTGAGCATTGGCTCTGCGAGTTCGACAAACACCAACGAATTACCCTGGGCGAAGGAACACCCAAGCAACTATATAAGGGAGCGAAGTGATGTGGAGCCTCAAGAACTATTTGGAGGTTGCTGCCATACTATCCGGCGCAATGATCTTACTTGTACTGTCAAAGTGCGTGCCTGAGCCGTTGGCAGCTGCAGAGCGTGGGTATAACTACCGCGCAGGGTATAACCACACCCGCCCATACCAACGCCGCTGGAAGGGCCACCGCTACCGCCACGGCGGTCGCATTAAAATAAATATAACACAGCCCAACGCGGCCATAACTGTTATTATAAAACCACGGGCCAAGATAATCCGTATCGCCCCAAGGAGCAACTAATATGCATGTAATTGAAGCCAGAAATGTCAATGACGCCCTCGTAAAAGGGATGCATGACATCCGCGAGTATGGTCAGGAACGAGACAGCCGCAATGGTAAGGTCTTGGTTATGCCTGGGCCTGTCACCACTCAGTACCACAACCCTCAGGAGAGAGTTCTCTTCGAAGCGCGCCGTGACTGTAACCCATTCTTCCACTTCTTTGAAGGTCTGTGGATGATTGCCGGCCAGAACGATGTAGCGAGTGTTTCCAACTATGTCAAGAGAATGGAAACTTTCTCCGACGATGGTGTAACTCTTCATGGGGCTTATGGTCATCGCTGGCGGACCCGCTTCGGTCTTGACCAGCTTATGCCTATTGCTGCCGCGTTGCTGAAAGACCCGACCGACCGCCGTCAAGTTCTACAGATGTGGGACGCAAGGGCGGACCTGGGGCGCAACGGGAAAGATGTTCCCTGCAACACTCAGGCTTATTTCTCTCGCGACTACCAAGGCCGATTGGACATGACAGTTTGTTGCCGGTCAAACGATATGATTTGGGGAGCCTATGGCGCGAACGCTGTACACTTCTCAATGCTGCAGGAATATATGGCAGCGGCTATTGGTTGTCCCATTGGTCAGTATTGGCAGATGTCTAACAACTTCCATACTTATCTTGACACCTACACCCCGCTGGCCGACCTGGCGGACGGGAGTATGATCAAACCGTGTCGCTACGAGTTGGTTGAGGTGAAACCCTATAGCATGGTCAACATTCCCATTGGCCGCTGGAACCAAGAGTTCGCTATGTTCATGACCGAAGGTATGGTCTTGGGTATTACGGACCCATTCTTTAAGCGAGTGGCCGCGCCAATACTTCACGCCCATCAGACATACAAGGAGTTGAGCGGGGCAGACAGGTACGATGCTGCCACTGCCATAGTATCTGGCTGCATGGCCAGCGACTGGCGGACTGCTTGTGAAGAGTGGTTGGCGCGCCGGAAGAAATCCTGGCTGCGTGCTCGTGATGATGGACCGGCCCATGAATAAGAAACAGTTCAAGAAGTCTTCGTTTTATCCTAAGTTGGCTGTACCTTATGCCGACCATCCGGAAATCCTAGAGTACCAAATTGAAGCATTAATTGACCGCTTTCTTGCAGTAAATGGTGCAAGTGGTACTAATCTAAACAGCGCGACCGGAGCCATGCTTCGTGCGCGAACAAATCTAAAGAAGAAAATCAAGGAGCAATCATGAGCTATTTTGGACAAGTATACCTTTGTGGGCCGATCACCGGCTGCACTTTTCTCGAGGCCAAACACGGCTGGCGAGAGGAGGTTTTCAATACCCTGTCACCCTGGGGGATTGAGTGCCTCAGCCCTCTGCGACATCTTCGCGAGGACCAAATTGATACTGGTGACCATAAGTCTATGAACCCGAACGGCGCTGCTGTTGGAGTTCTGTCGACCCCGCGTGGTCTAACGGAGCGCGACCGTTTTGATACGATGCGCGCCGACCTTATATTCTGTAACCTCTTGGGCGCTACCCGCCCTTCCATTGGCTCAATGATCGAGTTTGGTTGGGCTGATGCCGAGCGTATCCCAATCCTGGTTGCCATGGAAGAGGACAACATCCATAACCATGGTATGGTCAACGCCATTGCCAGTTGGATTGTACCAACGCTTGAGGAGGCTATTGAAGTCACCAAAGACCTCTTGGTCCCAAGCGTATGAGCCACGACCGAGGCTGCTTTTGCGGCAGAGAGAAGTGGGAATATGTGGACTGCCCAAAGGCGGACTGCGACCGTAATGGTAAGTCCACTTCTCGCCGCCCACTTCCCTCGGTTCAACCACCCCATGCCAGACCTGGTATGTTATTCGACGCAGAGAAACAGGAGTATTTTGAAGACATGTCTTACCACGACACACCAAAGATGGCCAAGACCCGCACCTCGCTCGCCAACGATATACAACACGGCGGCGACCACTACAAGTCCGAGTACCAACACTGGGACTTTGCCGAACGCAACGGCCTCGGCTACCTCGAAAGCGCCGCCACCAAGTACCTAACCCGCCATGCCGACAAGGCTGGTAAGCTGGACCTTGAGAAGGCTGGCCACTACACCCAGAAGTTGAAAGACCTCTTCAACGAGGGCGTCCGGATGCCCAAGACGTGTATCGGGTTCGTTGAGATCAACCGTTTCTGTAACTTGAATAACGTCGTTGGCAGCGATCGTGTGGCCTTCATCAACCTATGTACGTGGGCCACCGCCGAGGAACTGGCGAGCGCAATCGTGTATATTTATCAATCCATAGAGGAAAATTATCCAGATGAACCTAACACCTAAGCAAATTGAGGCCGACCTGGTCGAGAAGAACAAGAATGAATTGTTCAAGGCCCGCATGGAAGCGGTAATGGACGCATTCGGCGAAGCCTCTGTTGAAGAGGCCCTGAACATTGTCTGTTCAATGGCTGGTCAACTTGCCTCACAGCTGTCCGGTGGTGCCCCTGGGCAACTCGACAAGCACGTCAAAAATATGGCCAAGAATATCCATAGGGCTGGCCTTAATAAAATCATTTGGGACAACGAGCAAGCCATGTTGGCCGAGCACAAAGCCAAGGGTGAGGCAGGAGATACCTCATGAGTACCAAGAACGCAATCCACCCACTGGTGTGGGACGGTCGTCGTCCGTGCGCTAACGTGTATCCGCAGAAGCGGCCCGACACCTACAATTATGCAGTGAATAAAGCGTGCATTTCTGACTTCTCATATTATTATCCCCATGGATATATTAAGTTCACTCACCCCTATGCCGACCATGACACTATTTATATTCCAGTACAAGCCTGGTTATGGATTGGTAAAGAATTTGGCAGCTTTCAGGTATTCACCTATGAAAAGGTGCTTGAAGTATTTGAACTGTCATGTCAGAAAGCATTCGATCTATGAAGACCAAGAAAGCCGTTGGCGGCTTACAACTACCTCTTTGGGCACCGGAAAGTAGCTGGCGTCCACCTTCCTTTGACGACCTACCTGACTGGGCTGATGCTAAACGTATCTGCGTTGACACCGAGACCCACGATGAACACCTGAAGCAATTAGGAATTGGCGTTCGACGCGGCGCTTACATGACAGGCATCTCCTTTGCAATTGAGGATGGGCCCAAACACTACCTACCGATGGCCCACGAAGGCGGCGACAACCTGGACAAAGAACAGGTTATGAATTATGTTCGCTACATGGCCAAGCGGTTCAAGGGTGAACTGGTTGGTGCCAACCTCAGCTACGACCTGGACTACTTGTGGGAGGAAGACATTCTCTTTCCCGAGGTCAGTTTCTACCGCGACATACAAATTGCCGACCCCCTCATCTATGAGTTACACAACTCTTATTCCCTGCAAAATATATCCAACCGCTATGGGTTGCCTGGGAAGAGTGAAGACCTTCTTCGCAAGGCCGCTTCCGACTTCGGTGTAGACCCGAAGAGTGGCATGTGGCGTCTCGCTGCCCGATACGTTGGCGCGTATGCTGAGGACGATGCCGACCAACCGTTGAAGTGCCTGCGGAAACAAGACAGGAAGATTGAAGAGCTGAACCTGAAAAAGATTTGGGATTTAGAGAGTGAAGTGCTTCCGGTGTTAGTGAAACTCCGTCGCCGTGGCGTTCGCATCGACCAAGATAAACTTGCTCACATTGAAGAGTGGTCGCTGACTGAAGAAGCCAAGGCATTGGCTCTTGTCAAACGCGAGACCGGCGTTGATGTCGGTGTTGGGAATGTTTGGAAGGCAGGAGCCATTGCTCCGGCCCTTGAGAATATTGGCATCACCCTAACCAAGACTTCCACCGGCCAACCGAGCATAGACAAGGACGTGCTATCCTCTATAGACCATCCCGTGGCCAAGGCCCTCGCCTGGTCACGCAAGACCAACAAGTTGAGGACAACCTTCGCAGCGAGCATGCGGACTTACATGGTCAAGGGGCGGATACACTGTACCTTCAACCAGATCGCACGAGAGACTGAGTCAGGCGACCAGAAGGGCGCGCGCTACGGTAGGCTCAGCGCAATTGGCCCGAACGTTCAGCAGCAACCGTCTCGTGATGAGTTTGCTACCATGTGGCGTTCTATATATTTACCTGAAGAGGGACAAATCTGGTCGTGTAATGACTACGCCCAACAGGAACCAAAATGGACTACCCATTTTGCCGCGAAGACCGATATGAAAGGAGGCCCAGAGGCTGCCCAAGCATACTGGGACGACCCTTCAATTGACAACCACCAGTTCATGTCAGACTTGACCGGACTGGACCGCAAGTCAGCCAAGGTTGTGTACCTTGGTTTGTGCTACGGAGAGGGAGGCGCTAAGCTCTGCGATGACCTTGGTCTACCTACCCGCTGGGCACTTCGGGCTGGGAGTGGAGGCATTAAGTTCTTCGAGACCCAGCAAGAGGCTCTGGAAAAGCGCAAAGAGTTCGACAACGGGTTTGTATGGCGCGCTGCAGGGCTTGAGGGCCAAAATATCATAGACCAATTTGATGACCGCGCGCCGTTCATTAGGAAGCTGGCCAAGGCGGCTTCAAGCAGAGCCAATATGGCGGGAGAGATACGTACCGTTGGTGGTCGCGTCTTACACTTCCCTAAGAAAGATGATGGTTCTTACGATTGGACGCACAAAGCTCTCAACAGACTGATACAAGGCTCTGCTGCCGACCAAACAAAGCGCGCCTTGGTAGATGTGGACAAGGCCGGACATCATGTCATGCTACAGGTCCACGACGAACTGGACTGTTCCGTTGCCGACCGTGCCGAGGGTGAAGAGATATCAAGGATTATGGCCGAAGCAATACCTGGCCTGGTTCCTTTCCGAGTTGACACCGAGTGTGGACCAAACTGGGGAGAGATAAAGTGATCGAGGCAGTCTGCCTCGTGGTAATGACACTGGGCCTCGCCTGGGCAATCAAGTATGGAGTACCTAAAGATGACTGAATCAGCTGGCGATGGATTTACCGCCTACATGGTTGAACACCATAAGAAAATGGAGAAGATTATGAGCCACTACGGTGACATCATAGATGCCGACGACGCTCGGATGAGACAAGTTGACTACGACCTGGCAGTCACCGCGCGACCTCTGACCAACGCGAAGTGGGACCTGGTCTATACTGACCTGGCTCGCTGGTGGGCAGAACGAGTATCCAAGGACCCCAGTACCCAAGTGGGGGCGGTGATAGTGGATAAGCAAAACCGTATCCGCGGAATGGGTTACAACGGCTTCCCCAAAGGAGTGCACGACCACGAGGAACGCTACGCTGACCGACCTACCAAATACTCCATGGTTGTACACGCCGAGCCGAACGCCATCGTCTCCGCCCGAGGCGACCTGAGCGGCTGTACAATCTACACGTCTCTATTTCCGTGCAACGAGTGTGCAAAGTTGATTATCCAAGCCGGTATAAAGAGAGTAGTATCACCTCTTCCGGTCAAAGATGGAGGAAGGTGGGACGAAGCGCACAAGCTGTCCTGCGTTCTATTCCATGAGGGCGGGGTGCAAAAGGAATTTGTAGATGGCTGAGTCAGGACAACGTCGACGTATTACCAAGGTGTTGAAACCATTACATGCGATCGCAGTTGAGAACCCTGTCAAGCCTGGCACCCCTGATGTTAATTATGCGGAGGGGTGGCTTGAACTCAAGTGGCTGCGCCGTTGGCCAGTCCGACCCGAAACAGTGGTCACTATTGATCACTACACCAAGATACAAAGAATGTTTGGTCGTATGAGATGGGAGAAGAAAGGTAAGTCCTTTCTCCTTCTTCAGGTACAGACCCATTGGATGCTCTTCACCGGCCCCATTGCCCACAAGTACGTAGGCAAGGTCGACCGAGCAACTCTAAATCAAATTGCTCTTCGCCACTGGGCGAAGGGATTGAATAGTAAGGAATTAATCGAATGTCTAACCCTACCCTGGGAGACCTTGAACGCCTCACAAACGGAGAGACCCTGCTCCTTTATAGAAGGCGACTGAACGAGAGCCAACTCTCTGCGTCGAAACGGCTTGCCACCACACGATCAATGTATGGTAAATGGGAACGTGAAGTTGTACAGGGACCGCGAGCACGACTTGGTAAAGTAAAAGACCACGAGCGTTGCCTTATATACCGCCACCGCAACGGTTCCACACAAGCACAGGTAGCGTTTGATTTACGTTGCTGCCGCTTTTGGGTAAACCAAATGGAACGGGGCGAGGTGCCCTGTGATGACCTATTATGGTTTTGGGAGCAATAATTTATGATCAAACCTGATACTGCCGCTGCCATCGACTTTCTAGAAAAGTACGAGGCAGGAGGGCCGTGGGTATTAACGTCCATCGCCCCAGACCGCAAGGGTGTAAGCACCGCTACATTTACAGACGCTGCCGCTGCAACCAAGTGGATAGATGAGTACAACGGAAACCGAAATATTTATTTCCACGTCAACCCTACCATAGGGTCCGTGAAGCTGAAGGCCAAGCGCGAGCAAATTAAATCCTTGTCTTGGTTGCATGTTGATATTGACCCGCGCGCCGGTGAAGACCTGGACGACGAAAGAGTTCGCTGCTTGGGCTTGTTGTCCGAGAAATTACCCAAGGGCGTCCCAGAGCCTACCATTACATTATTCTCAGGTGGTGGGTATCAAGCGTTCTGGAAACTACAAGAACCATTCCTCATTGACGGTGACGAAGACAAGTATGAAGAGGCCAAGCTATGGAACCTTCAACTTGAGTTAGCCTTTGACGCTGACAACTGCCATAACGTCGACCGCATCATGCGATTGCCTGGTACAATTAACATGCCGGACGCACGCAAAAAGAAGAAGGGTCGCAAGCCTGAGTTGGCTGAGCTCCTTACCTTCAAGCCGGAGAACGTTTACCCTCTTGCTAAATTTACCAAGGCGGTAGCGATACAGACAGCTACCTCTGGCGGGTTCACAGGTGGCAAGTCAACACCACAGGTTGCCATTGGCGACAACATTGAACGAGTGCTGGACCTTGACGAGTTGAACGAGTGGGAAGTTACCGACGCGGTTAAGCGTATCATTGCCCAGGGTAGTGACCCTATGGATATGAAACCAGAACGGAAATCCTGGTCCCGTTCCGAGTGGATGCTATGGGTAACTGCCGAGTGCGCTCGGAAAGGGGTGCCGCCGGAAACCGTGTACGCAATTATC